TCTTTCCTGGCTTCCTACATTTGATATAAGTTTGAGTTGTCACTCCGCCCGGTGTTGTAAATGATCTTACACCTGCTGTGACTGTTCCTGGACTTGTAGAATATGTATCTGCTGCAGTTGCTGCGTTGTCATATTCCCATGTTCCGTTGCTTCCTGGTACTGTTACGAATGCCATTATTTTTGCCACCCTTTAATATATTCTGGACTGAAGTTTGCTTTACTAAATTCAAGTCGGTCAACAATCTTCAATGCGTTTGTTCCATATTGGTCAATCGCAACAAATCCTTCTTGACCTGTCACTTCAAATCCTTTATTTGTTTTGAGCAGAGTACGAATACCCTGAACTTTATTTAATTTATTTATAATCACATATTTAATATCAACAAGCTTATCGTATAAAGCAAAGATTTCTTCAATCTTTCTAATGTTTTGTCTTGAGAAAACAGATAGTGCGGCGGCTGCTTTATCCATTTGAACTTTTTTACCAGCAGGAGTCTTTCTTGCATCTGCTTGTTTTTTATAATAATCTTGTATGTATTTTTGAAGTCCTAATACGAAAGGCTTAACTGCACCTATACGTTGACCATCACGAACCTTTGAATTAATATATGTATTTACTTTTTGATTTAAATCTTCGTTCTTTCCGAACTCATTTAAAATTTTTGCATCAATTTTTCTAAACATTGAACCTGCTTCTGATAACATCGCTGTAATTGCTTTGTTCTCTTCCGCAGTAAATGTTGCTGTACCTGATATATCCTTAAAGGTTGCGTCTACATGCCAGACGCTTTTAACATCCTTAAGTTTAGTTGAGATCGCCTGACCAAAACTTGCAGACATTTTGTCAAGAGTTGGTCCTCCGTATGTTGTATGCCAGACCACTCCGATTTCCGAGTTTGATATTTTCTTACCGAGGTCTGATGATTTAGGTACCGCGTAAACAATGGTATTAGGATGGAAAGTAATATGCGGTTCTCCATCAATATTTTCTGTTTTAAGATCGCTTTTTGAATATAAGAAATCACCTTGCACTACTCCTTCAATTCCTATCTTCGACAATTCGCTCAACGCAGTCTTAAATTTTGCATTGAGGTCTCCTGATAGGTCATTATCTATTTCTTTATTTGTTTTATATAGTTTTGGTGTTTTATTAAATACACCTTTCTTTGCGACAAAGAACTTGCCATCGCTCGGGTCAATCCCAGCAAAGATAGCAGGAGCTCCATCCCATTTTGTTGTTAAGCTAACAGGTGCAGAAGTATTTCCTGAAAGCATATCGCGTATATTGCGAATATAATTAATTACGTTTCTTGTTCCTGTGACACCACCATCAATAACAGCATCCTCAAGGTGAGTCATATGAAGGTTCTGCGCAGCTTCAGCAATGTATTGATTATATGACTTCATTTACGATCCTTTAATCTTGCATAACCTTTGTGTTTAAAATCTTTCTCAACTCGTTTGTTAACCATCGCGGCAATATCATCCAAATCTTTTAGATTACTTCCGCGTTTTAAATCTTTTTCTAATTTCTTTTTAACATCAGCAAGTAACGCATCTAGGATAGCAATATTAGGAGCGGATAATGTTGACTCAACCATTGAAGGTTTAAAAGAATTAATCCAATTAACTGCCTTTCTATTTGTTACGGGTTTGGTGGCAAATGCCTTACCAAACTTATAACCGACCTGTGCAGAGTTTGTCCATTGTGTTCCTTCAGAGTTATCAAGGATTAACATATTGTTTTTAAAGAATCCTTGGAATCGACCAATGTTTTTCTGAACTGCTTTCCACATTGTCACTACTGTTGTTGTCGGTAATTTTCTCGGTCTTAATTCGTTTCGAGCAATTGCCGTATCTAAATCTGTATTGACAAAAATCATTGCTACATCATAACCTAATGATTTGAGTTTTGTTGCTTGATTTCTGATTTTCTCTTCGTCTTTACCAGTTCCGTCAATGACTAAACCTAATCGACCTTCAACATATCTTTCAAATTGAATACCAGTTAATCGTTTTGCTTTATCTCTTATTGCTTGTCCTTGAGCAGAAAAGATAGTCTCAGGATCCATTGCCAATCCTGCTTTCTCCATTGCCTTTTCAAATGCAATATCAGAATTTACAATTTTAAATCCATGAGCAGCCAATGATGTTTGACCAACCATAAATGATTTACCTGAACCTGGTCCGCCTGCTAAAAAGATTGCTTTAAAGATCGCAGGATCGTTTGGTCCTTCGTTTACAAAATCTTTATACTTTCTCACAACGATACCTCACCAGGAATGTTGTTAGCAAACATTATATCTAATCCAAGAAACTTCATTAATGCGCCGAACATCTTTCGTCCTAAAGATGCAATCTTCTTTAACATTGCTCCGACCTTTTTAATAACTGCCATTACAGCAGACTTAACTTTTGTCATTAAAGCAGAACCAATTTCTCTTGCTCTACTTGCAGCTTTCTTTAACATATCAAGAGGACCTTCACAAAGGAAATCTTCTGTTAATAAACCATCAACATTAGATAGTTCTTCAACTATAATATCTCTAAATGATTGTATATCTTCTTTAATACCTAATCGTAAAGCAGAATAAGCAGGGCTGTTTCCACCACCTTTTTTAAATGCAACATAAGGTTTTACAGTACTTGCATACTTTTTAATAATAGGATCGTGAATTGAACCGATTGGCTCAAGGTCAACTTTACCGCTTACTTCAAATTTACCTAATAAGTTAGCAGCTGCTTTTGCATCAGGAGAACCAAATTTATTATTACCTGTACTTGCTTCTAAAACTACATACTTACTAAATAAAGCATTTGTTTCGTTATCCTGATTAAGATAAGTCGCAAGCATATCACCAAGTTGTTTATTGTTTTTATCTTTTTCCTGAAAGTCAATTACTTCAGCGGTCTTAGCACCAGCTTTTGATTGTTTCTTTAGGTTAGTGACAGTTTCATTTGATATGAGTTCTGTCATTTTTGATTCCATTTCTGAAACTAAGTTCGCGGCAAATTTCTTTTCATTACCCATTTCAGATAATGCAGCTTCAACAATAGCAATAGCTTCTTTCTTTTTCGCAGATGCTAATTGAGAACCACCGCCTTTCTTTAAGGAAATCTTTTCTTTGAAATCAGAAGATGCAATATCTGTTTTAGGAGTCTTATCTCTTGCACCTTGTTTTTGCCATATAGGACCAAGGCTAACAGTTCCTACTGCACCACCGCGTCCTGTCTGAACTAATGCTCTTGCCGATAAACCTCTTTCAAAGTTTTTGGCAATTGTTTCTGCTTGTTCTTGATAGGATCCCCAATATTTCATGGCGACTTTTTTTGTTTCAGCGTCGGTATCTTGGCCTTTTAATTCGTTATAGGCAAATACAATAAGGTCTTCCCATTCTGCACCAGAAGGCATTCCTCCGCCTTCTTTATAATGAGTAAAGGCCGAAGAACGAGTTCCTTGGCCTCCTTTAACATGAATAATTTTACCGTCAGGTGCTTTTAAGAATTTTTCAAATTCGCCATCTTCCTTTCCATCAAAAGCGTCAACCTTTGAACCAGGACCAACGATTTCAAAAATGTCACCTTCTTTATAACCCATCTTGACAAGGGTTGGAAAATCTTTGCCTTTGAATACAACCTTATGACCGACAACATAGTCGGGTTTAAGTATTGATGCTTCAGCAACGAATGTTTTGAACCTGCGCATAAATTACCTATTATAAATTCTAGTTTACTTTAGTTTATTTATACAGATAACTTATCGCAGTTCTACATCACCAAATACATTTTTTCCTGACTTACGTTTATTTAACCTAAGTCCAATGTCGGTCTTGTCAAATACAGGACCGTCGTCATAACTCTGTTTCTTTCCCGGCGACTGACCACCTCCAGGACCATCAAGATTTATATTTTGCTGAGCAGATTCCTCAAGCTCATAAATCTTCATCTTGGATCGGTCAATACCGACTAGGAACCTTCGATAATAACTAATGTCTCCCCAACGATTCTTCAATTGTTTAATCATCAATTGATTCATTTCGTCGAGGTATTCTGAACTGACAAGACCAAAGATCGCATCAGCAGTATGAGTGATACCCATAGATTCAGAAGTATTAGTCAAATCAACATCAGAGTTTCCATAAGCATCTCTGTTATATTGAGAAGAAGTAACGATTGCACAATTATATTCCATTGCCAATCCACGAACCTCTTCAGCAATTGATTTTACTAAAGTATAACTATTCGCAGCAGCTGCACCTCGAACTCGAGATGATGAACATATGTTCAAATAATCAAGGAAGATAACATCAGGACTGAAGTTCTTTTTGAGTTTCAGTTCATTTAGCAAATGACGGAAGTGACCGCTATGTGCAGATCCTGTAGGAAATTCTTTGATTACCAACTTACCTGTTGTTTTTGTTTTGTATCTTGCCATACGTTTTTCGTAAACATCTCTTGGGACTTCTACAACTTCATCAAGCGTAATGTCCATAATGTTTGCGTCAATACGACGGCCGATTTCTTCAGCAGCCATTTCCATTGTAATATACAGAACATTCTTTCCATACATCAAATGATTTGCTGCCATGTGACATTTCAATAATGACTTACCACCACCTGTTGTTGCCAGGAGGACAGTCATAGATTTACGTGGGATACCACCTTTTGTAATTTTATTTAAGATGTCAACATCAAATGGGATTCTTTCTTCTTTACGATGATAATGTTCATAACGATCATCAATATCTTCAAGAAAGTCGTGACCTACTGATTGGTCAAAGCTGATACCTAACGAATCGGATAACAGCCTTGGGATTTCTCCTTTACCATTAACAGTGTCTTGACCATCAAGGATAAGAATAGATTTACGAATACTGTTATATAAATCTTTGTCTTGACAAAACTTTTCTGTTTCATCAATTAAGAAATCAATTCCAGTTTCCTTATCAATTTGACATTCATCGGCAAATGCATGAACGCCTTGATAAGTTTCTTCATTCAAATCCTTACGATGGTCAATCGCAATCTTAAGTGCCTCAATAGATGGCGGCTCCTTATATTTTTCTAAATAATCAGAAGCCGTTTCAAATACTTTACGAAGAACGGTATCATCAAAGTAATCGGATTTAAGATAAGGATATACCTTTCGGCAGTAATCCTCATTCAGTATCAGATTCGACAGTATCGTCTTCTCGAGCATCTTGTTCCTCCACCATTGTTAGCTTATATCTTTTTTCAATAAAGGCATTGAATTTTTCATTCAGAATTAATTGTTCAAAAAATTCGTCATCAGTTTCAATATCTTTACCTCTACGTTTTGGTTCAATGATTTCACCAGTTTCAAGGTCAGTCAAATTATACCATCCTTGTGTTGCCTTTGTAATCATACCTGCTTCAATCGCAAGGTCCATCAATGAACTCCACTTTTGAATACCAGAATCATACAATACTTTAAACGGCAACTTCGCCTTTTCTTTAACATATCTTGACTTTTCAATATTGATAGTGAACTTGAAACCTGCCAAGTCAGTACCTTCTTTTTCCTGAGCCTTTGATATAATAAAGATTTGGTTAGCTGAATAGTAAATACCTGTACCACCAGAAATAATATTCTTTGGGAACAAGCCGATTTCTTTGTATGTGTGGTTAACAGCAATACAAGGAATATCTTTTGTAGTCAGCTTTGGTGTAATAATACGGAACAATGATTTGAGCGCTTTTGCTCTCGACATATCAGCAACTGATTTTTCAGACATTGCATCTTCAACTTCTTTCTTCGAAGCCAAGTTACCGATTGAGTCAATCATCAAGAATACATTATCACCTTTACCTACTTCATCCAATCTTTTTACAATATCAAACTTTAATTGTTCAACATCTTCAATTGGAATATGAATTACCCTGTTGGTATCAATATCAAAAGATTCTAAATATTCAGGTGTAATACCATATTCAGAATCATATAACAAAGCAACACCTTTTGGGTATTTCTTTAAGTAAGCTTTCATGCAGTAGAGACCAAGTAAAGTTTTGAAACTTTTTGATTCACCTGCCACAACAGTAAGACCAGGAATAAGACCACCTTTCAACGAACCACTGAATGCAATATTTACAATAGGTAGTTCTGTTTGAATAGGATCCTTATCCTGGAAGAATGCAGAATCAGATAGAACAGCGGACTGTTTTATCGAACCTGCTTTTAACATTTTATCGAGTAAACTCATATTATTCTCCACTTAATATAGAATACAACTTATCAGCGAACGCATCAAGTTTCTCATATCGGTTTGGCCAATATATGTAATCCTTTTCTGGGTTTGCTTTTAAGTTATTTAATAAAGGAACAACTGCGTCGTAAATCAGTTGAGCCTTAGCAGCGTTAGATTCTGCAGTCGCAGAAGTAGTTTCGGCTACTTGCTTTGCTTCTCTAACAACTTCAAGTTCATCAGCATCAACAGCAGTAAAACCAAAATCAAAATCAAGTATTGTGGTTTCTTTTTCTATAGACATATAATCTCCTTAAAAAGGAGGGACCCGAAGATCCCTCTCGCCGTTTCATTATTAATTACGTGCCAATTCCTTAAAGATACTAAGGTCATCATCATCGTCACTAACAGAGGAACCTACATTAGGTTCAGCTGTTGCCATTGTTGGCTCATTAACAGATGTGTCGTTAGACATATCGGATAAATCCAATTCATCTGCAGTTTCAGCAACCGGTGCAGAAGCAGTCGGTTCATCATTCTGTAAATCAAGAACACGATAGAGTTTTGTTTTCAACTCGGCATATGATTTAAAGTTCTTTTCGGAAACAATTTCCTCAAGAGAATGTTGCTCTCCCCAAATTCTTTCCAACTCAGCATCGTCATCAGACAATGGAGCAGCTGGGTCAAATTCAGACTTATCATAGTTAGGATAACCTTCAAACTGTCTAATCTTGAGACGGAAGTTTGCTCCTTCCCAAAGGTCAAACGGATTTACTGGATCCTCATCTTCGAAAGTTGGATTCATTAAGTCATTCAACTTATCAAAGATTTTCTTACCGAATTGATAAAGGAATACTTTACCTTCGTTCTCAGGATTGCCTGAATCTTTAACAACATAGATGTTAGCAGTATACTTCAGTCTACGCTTCTGTTTACGTGCTTGGTCTTTGTCAGATTCAACACCACTGTTCCAAAGTTTTGAATTAAACTCTGATACAGGATCATCCTGGTTCAATGTGGTTAGAGAGTTTTCGATATACCATAAACCTGTAGGTCCTTGGAATCCATGATCCCACAACCTTACGAAAGGCATTTCTTCACCTTGAGGCGCAGGTAAGAAACGGATTACTGCGAATCCATTACCAGCTTTGTCTCTTGTTGGTTTCCAAAATTTCCCTGCGTTTGGGTCTTGGTATGATTTTGAAGAAATCTTCTCAAGCTGAGAGTTCAACTTGTCAAGAGTCTTCGAACGATTCTTCTTCAGAGAAGAGAAGTCAGTTAGTGCCATAATTTTTCTCCTTATGTATAGCGTTATATAGCGTCGTATTAAATATCGAACCGTTCCTTAACTATTGTCTTAAAACGATTCGGCTCAAAATCCAAAAAGGGTTTGTACTTTTTAGATTTGTCTATTATATCAAAAGATACATGTTTGTCAACTATTTTCTCACTCCAATATGAAAATATATTTGATATGAAAGCAAGAATAGTAAAAGTCTCTAAACTAATCTTCTTCTGTAATAACAGAGTCATTACCAAAGGATGTTGTCCATCTCTTGATATAAAGTTTCGCTTGTATTCATCGTCAAGATGAGCAAGCTCGGATTTGAAGACATAACCTAATGATTCTATCTTCTTTCTCCAATTCATATGTCTGGCTTCGGCTTCACTATCGAGTAAATCTCGAACCCAGATGTTTTTATTTATTAAAATGTTACTTAAAATCAGTCCTTCGAAGTCATCTTTTTTCGCTAATTTTGCGAATGAGTAAGCATCACTTCTTGACATAAAAGTTTCGTAATTCGCACGAACCTTTCCATTATATTTGAAGTAATCGTAATTGTCCGTTGTAAAATGTTTCTTTAAAGCAAGGAACTTAACGTAAGCATTAAAGCTATCATCACTTGCTAAAGTCTGTGATATCTTGTTCATCTTCCTTTTTCACCATCTTCAGAGTAACTGCTTCAGTCCGAATCTTTTCTTTTAAGATTGACGACTTTTTAACAATTTGAGCAATAGTTTCAATTTCAATTCCATTCTTCTCGGAGAAGTCGACTAAAGCGTCAATATATGGAACCCCTTTTGAAATATGTTTACTAATCTCGTGGTGAATTTTATCAGGTGTTAAAGCAACAACGGACATATCAGTATTTTCCTTAGAATCTTTTTTTGTCATGTATTCCGTCTATTATACTCTAGTTTGGGTGATATGTCAATAGTTAATTTTTGTAATGTGTATAAACCCAACCAACTGATTAATCAATTGGTTAGGTCTATTATAACAAAGTTTTAACTAGATGTCAATCTATTTATTAAGCCACTCTAAGGGGGTCGAGCGGCTCGCAAAAGTTGATGACACTGAGTGATTGTCGGTCACAAAGTTCAACATGATGCTGAACGAGAGGGATACCATAAATTGGTGATTGAAAGGGCATGTATAAATGAGGCCAAAGAATAGGTGCTAAGAACCCAGTAATACAAGCTCCAAAAAATAAAACAGCAAGGGTCCAGTTTCGGACTGTCTTTAACATTTTATTCTACCTCTGCTACCTCTTTAGCACCTACGATATAACCAGCAGCTTCCCAACCTTCTAAGGTACGGCAGCGAGTCTTGCGTGTGGTTAAACCATTGATACCTTGGATTTCTACTCGAGCACAATACAGTCCATTATCATTCAAACGTGCAACATAATCTTTTTCATCAGCAACTGCTTGGGTGGCAATTCCTGAGGCCGCCAGGCATACGGCCACAACTAACTTATTCATAAGTTTTAAACTCCTTTAGTGATTTTGAAATGTGTTACCGTTGGTAACAGCCATTATATATACCGGAGTACTTAATTTTTTTCTTGATTTATATTAATTTTTTATTAAAATTGAGGAAACTATTATATTCATGAATGGAATATTTGAACAAAAGTATAACACCAAAAGTGTCTATACTTCTTCGAACAAAACTTCTTCTACATATTGATTCTTTCTTTCTTCAGGTACACCCATTGCGAGTATTGAGGAATGAAGCATCTTGTTCATTTTCTGATTACGACAATATTTGTTCTGTGCTTCTTTTGTATCTAAGCAATCTAATTTTTGATACTGAGGATTGTTCATCTCTAACATATAGAACTGAATAATGGACATTGCCATATTACAAAGTTGGTCTGTTTCGTATCCTTCTCGGATTGAACCTGCACCTACAATATTTTCAGAAAAGATTTCTTTTGCCCAGTCAGGCATTTCTCTATCTCTTGACCAAGTAAGATCTTTTGTTTCTAATTGAAACTTCTCTAAGTATACATGAGGTCGGTCGTGTAAAGGAGAGTAATCGCAAAAGCAACCTGAAATCTTTTTAGGATTCGCAACAATATCCAAACCTAAAATTGGAAGGTCGACATCAAAATGTGGAAATACATTAATGTGCATTAACCATAATTTATTTTTACCAACAGGTTCAATAGTTTTTAAATGAGCTTTACGAATTACTTCGCTATCCCAAAACCAATCTGACCATCCATTTAAATCTGCCGTATGCTTTGGATTATCAACAGGATCCATGTATGCGTCAAATATACCACGGATCTCCTCCGATAAATTTCTTAACCTATCAAATAATGGACTCTCAATCATCGTCTTCCCAACTACCCATCTTCCTTGCCATTGCGTAATTTTCTGGCTCGTACTCATCAGGATTACTTCTGTAATTATCCATGAGTTCGTGGAATAGTCTTTCTGCATATTCAAAACATATCATTGCTTCGTCAGCCATTCCATCATGTAATAGTTCTCTTACTTGTTTAATTAATTCTGCTCTGTTTTCAAATTCATACATAAGACCTGACCCAGGAACATTTCGTTTAATGATTTGTCCACCGTGAGCATCTCCAAAGTGTCTTACATATAAATGAGCAAGTAAACCTTCATTATTACCATCTTCAAGAAGAGCATGAATATGTTTGTTATATTCCACAACAGATTCAAAGTTATCCTCTATCTCGTCAAGTTCATATGTTGATTCTAATTCTTGTAAGTCTTCTTCAATTAATGTTGACCTAAAGATAGGTTCAAGTTCCATCGGAACCTCAACTGCTGACTCCAATACCATATAATTTTGTAATTGGGCGTGTAAATATTCTTGATATAATTTTGGACTGATTTGTCCTGAAAGCAACATGTCTGCGAATTCGGTTCTTTCTGCGTTATCGTGATGTTGCCTTGTTAGTTCTTTTAAATTGTTTGCCATTTGTCACCTCATGATTTAATTCATATTGTATATGAAGTTATTTATAAATAATTGCTGAACATAATTGTATATATCTCAGTAGGAGAAATCATGAATAAGAAAGTACAATTTTGTGATGTAAAAAGTGATGCTGTGAAATTCGCAGAAATGGCAAAGATTGCCTATGAAGATGGTAAGGAAGCAAAGCCACACTTCAAACGATTAGGTTATACCGGTCATAAGT